TTCCGCTATTAGCATCTGAATCAGTAGAAGTTGTTCCTTCTGCTTCTAATTCAATTTCTTTTGTTGCAAAATCTATAGTACCTGTTTTTCCATTATTTGCGGTATATGTTAATGTACCTCCTTTTTCATTTAATGCTGTCGGTCCAATAGCGGCTCCTAAAGCTATTCCTCCAGCTGTTGCTACAGGTCCTAAAATAGATGCCGCAGCACCACCAACTAAAGCTCCAGATGTAGAAATTGCTTCTGTGCCTGCGTTTTCAGCAACTAAAGCATATGTTTCAGCTAACAATCCTGCTAGTATATTTCTACGATATTCTTTTTGAATATCTTCTATTTTATCGTATTGGGTATTAGATAATAAAGTACCAGTACTATTTGCAGATATAGAAGCACCTGAATAGTTTATTTTGAAAGATTCTAATATTTCACCAGTAGATATAATTTCAGTTGTGCAATCATAACCACCATCTTTTCTTATCTTCCAACTATAATTTTTAATATAACCAAACATTGCGTCATAATTACCATGACTTCCTAATGATCTTCCACGCAAATTAGCTAAATATTGTTGTATATCTATGTTTTTATGAGCAAAGAATTTTTCATCATGGTTGATTTGACTACTTAATTTACCATTATTATCAATATAAGGTGTCCATCCCCATTCTAACAATACAGTAAAACCAGGACGCATGTAAAGTGTTTCTAAAATATCAAGTTGCTTTACATCCCAACATTGGAAATTAACTGTTGCTTGACGTAGTGAACCGTAAGCACTTTTACTTTGAATAGATATATCGTTTATACCAGGCATTGGTCTAAGACCAAATACATTATTTTCTTTACCGTATACACTAGTATCATATATACCAAAACCAGTAGTACCAATTGTTGATGTTCTTAAGTTATTTGTTGGAAGTAAAGTACCTCCTAAAAGCACATTATTTGCGGCTAAATCAAAATTACCTCCTACATTAACACTAGATCGTAACTGTACCCATGCTGTTTTTCCATTAAGATAAGCTATATCTTGAGGAGAACGATTATCTTTACCCATTATATCTTGGCGCTTGTTTAATTGCCCGATAATACTTGCATCAAATGGTTCTTTAAATAAAGACATAACGTTTTATATTGTATTTTCTTCTTCAAATAAATTCATTACATAACTAAGATCAGTAGGAATTCTTAATTGAGTACCTGGTTGGGGGAACATAGACCCATTTGTTGAGTTATTATTAGCTATAGATATAATCCACCATAACTCAGCATCTTTATAATAATTGTAAGCTAATGAATCTAAACGATCACCTACTGTAGTAATAACATATACATCGGTATCAGAAAACGGTATTGAAGGATATGTTTTCCTTTTATAATACCGTTTACCTGATGTTGTAAATTTTGTTTCTGGGTTATTATATCTCATTATTTAGATCCTAATTTTTTTACTAAATCTGCTTCTTGTTGTTTAGTTCTTGGTTTAAGTTTAATTTTTTTCTTTAAAGTTTCTGATTGTTGGGCCACATTTACTCCCTTATAAGTTCCACTACCTGGGAGGCTCGGAGTAAATTTAGTTACTGTTGCATCAGGTTTTGCTGATGGGGATTGAGGTATTGGTTTTGTTGGAATGTATTTAATCGTCTTTTTAGGGATTGGGACTGGTGTTATTTTTGGTATAGGTGGGGGAACTATAGTTACTTTTGGAGGTGGTGGGGTAACTCTTACAATATTTAATCCTGGAGTTTCATCACCTATAACAATAAGGCTGAATGTAGCTTCAAGCAACATAGATTGTTTTGTCTGTAAATCCCAACTAGCATCATCGGGAATAGAGATATTTATACTAGTAATGATACATGGGACATTACCTAAATAATATCCTAAATCAACATATGTTATTATACCTCCTAATCTATTATCTTTATAAGTACCTGCAGTTCCATCTTGTAAATGTAGTAATTTTCTATGATTTTCTTCTATTTGTAAATAATCGAAAGCAGGTATTTTAAGTTTAAAATTAGCTGTTTTTTTATAACTATTAAATGTATATAAGAGATCTGATCTTCCATTATATTTAGTAGAATCCCAACTACTATCATATATTTCACTATATCCATTTATATATCCAATAAAACTAATAGGAGATAAACTTTTCCCAGTAAAAGGATCTAATGGAGTGAACACTATACTAAAATTATTAGCATCATCTCTCTGATAAGTTCTTTCTAAAGTTGATAATGCATAATCGTACTCTTTGGGAATTGGTGAAAAATTATTACGGTCATTAAGAGGATTACGATTGATAGAAATATTAGGTGTATATTCTTTATCTGTAATTAAATTACTACTAGCACCAGAAAGTTGTTCGGTTCCAGGAATAGCTTTACCATCTTTACCTAATAAAGGAGGAGCATATAAATCATCATAATTTGCAGGAAAACTAAAATTGTCCTTAACAACTTTATTAGTTATTAACTGATCATATTTTTTATTTAATGTTTTTGGAATATAATTATTAATAGCTTTTTTCGCTTCTTCTGTTCGAAGCCCTAAAATATCATTCCCTAAAGTTTGAGTTACACCAGAAGAAGAAACATTATATGATGCTGATACTTGACTAATAAAATATGATGGGGTTTCGCCTAAAAAATTTGCTTCTTTAAGATCTGTAACATCCGATTGGTTTGCAAAATCATAAAATAATAATGAATTATCTCTTTTAAGTGGGTCATATTTAGGTACTTTATTGTTTACTTTTTCTAAAGCAAGATCTATATCTTTTTCTGAAGTTGTTAATGGGGGGTTATATTTAAATGCATCAATACTAGCTGTTTGATCAAATTTTAATTTATACTTTTGGTATATAGTATTAGGATCATAAACATGTTCTAGTATTCCTTGTTGAATAGTTTTTGGAACTTCTTTAATAGCAGCAGGAGTTATATCAAATTCACGTCCAGTAAATGTAGTTCTACGGATTGTTGTACGTCCTATACCATATACTGAACTAGCGCCTCCAAAATTATCACTTATTGTTTTATTAAATACATTAGCTCGAAATGTTGTACCTGAAGAATTTGATTGGAAGAAATCACTGTATAATTTTACTAAGCGATTATTACTAATTGTTTTATATTGTTCATTTACAACCGTATTATTTGCAGTAACTACAGATTCGTATTTTTGTGAATTATCTAAACGAGGTAAAAAACCATGACGAGCAATATGACCACCAAAAGCATTTAATGGAACTTGTGCTAATGTATTGATACCTAAATTATAAATACGAGTAGGACCTCCAACTAAATTATTTAATTTATTAATTACATTTGAAGCCCCAGCAATTGCTTTACCAATAATCCCGTTACCTACTCTATTAGTAGGTAGTTGTTTTGTTTCTAATGGAGAATTAGCTAATTGTAATCCAACTTGTTTAGCAATGAATAGAGGGCCTTTAGGAAAATCAGTTAAAAATTTACCAATACGTAAAGTATCAACAACAGATGAGTTTATAGCACCTATAGCACCTCCACGTATAAGACCATCATCAAATTTAGTTAATCGAAGTCTATTAAATGGAGTATCTACTTTATTTATATCTGTTACAATATAAGGTTTAGTAGAATCCCCAACAGTTCCTTTTTCACCAAACTTTAATGATTTTAGTTTAGTATCTTTTAACTTTTCAAATAAGGCCATGCTTATTATTTAAACAATTGATCAGAATACTTTTTACCTTTTCCTGATTTGTATTTTGAAGTATTTAAAGAATCAGCTTCATCTAAAATTGATGGGTTTCTTTTATATTTTGGATCCCCAATCGTAGATGATTGATAATGTAATGTTGAAGTTTTGTCTTCAGCATTAAATTTTGGTTTAGCGCCTTGAAATCCTAAACGCATTTTTGATAAGAAATTTAATAAACTCATTTTGTTATTGTTTTAGTATAAATATTAAAATTAAGCAGATCTATATGAATTCTGCATCAATCCAGAACCTACTGATTTAGAATCAAGTTTTACATCCCACGATTTATTATTTAATGTTGTTACTGCTGTTGTTACTTGATTAATAGCTGATATCATTGGAGAAATATCCATAGCCGGAGATGATTTGACTGATTCAATTGATCCTTCTCCTAATAAGTTAGTACCTACTTTAATTTTTCCATCAGCACCATACATTGCTTTATCATTTGGATCCATTTGCACACTACCAAAATCACCAGACATTACTGGGCCTTTATTTGGATCTACGATACCATCTTTCATAGCATACATAGCCATAGCACCTGCTACTGCTGCCAATCCACCTACAATCCATAATGTTGCGGTACCAAAACTTGCGGCTTCAGCAGCTACAGTTGCTGCAACTGCAGTTTCAGTAGTAATAGCAGCTTCTGTACTTTTTAATGCTATTGTTGCTGGTAATTTGGCTAATTGTCCAGCTTGCGCACCAGTAGTAGCCCATTCCCACATAGATTTTGCTCGAGATACAAACATATCTTTAAGAGCCCAACCATATGCTATAGTTTTTGTAGCTAATGATTCACCTTCTAAAGCTAAACTTAATTGTTTGAATGATAATGATGAACCTTCAGTAGCTAATCCTATTGCTGCTTGGGCATTTCCAAATACAGATGCAGTATTTTCTGCTATTTTACTTGCTACTGAAGCTGATTGGAATCCTACTTTTTGTCCTACTATAGATGCTGTTAATCCTTCTGTAATAGCAATTGCTTTACCAACTAAATTTATGGCTTGCATTGTACCATATATTCCTAAGAATAACCCGCCTATTATTTTAAGAGGAGTAGCAAAATAATTAATTATTTCTAAAGCACCACTTAATAAATCTAAAAACGAACCTAATGGACCTGCTAATAAATTGCCAATAATACTTTGCAACTTTAACATAGCTGCATTAAATTTCTCTTGTATATCTTGGCGTTCTGCTGCCTCTTCTGCTTCTTCTGCTGTAATTTGAGCTAATGACTTACCTGAGGCAATAGCCATTTCTCGTTTAGCTAACTGATTTGCTAGTTCATCTGATGTAGTACCTAATGCTTCTGCAAATGATTTTTGAGCTATTACATTCATGCCGCTAAATTTAGCAGCAGTCATACCTTGAGCAGCTAATTCTTCGGCAACTGTTACTTGATCACCCATTAAAGCAGCTGCTCTAGCACGTTCAAGATTAAGCTGTTGACCTGTAATTAATTCAGCTTTTAATTCATTTTCAATTGATGATTGGAAATCAAGTAATTTTTCACCTTGTGATTTAGCTTGTTCTAATGATGTACCTAATGCTCTAGTTGCTACAACACCTCTAATTGTGTTTTCAGCATTGTATCCCATATTAGCAGCTAATTGACCTGAAACTTTAGAAGCTTCAGCTATAGCAGCTTTGAATGGAACACCAACATTCAATGAATTACGAGTAGCAACATACCCTTTTAACATTGATTGGTATGTCTCCTCTGAAGATTTTCCAGTTAATACTGAAAATCTATATACACCTGCGGCTTCTTCACCGGTTAATCCAAGTTGTTTGGTTAATTTAATTTGAGTTGTTAATGCATCACCTGAGTATTCAGTAACAAACCCTGTAGCTTCTGATAATTGGTTAAAAGCTTCATTTAAATTAGCTGTAGTAACATTTAAGTTACGTGCTGAACTTTCAATATCAACAAAGTTAGATCTAACACGATCTGCATTTGCAGCACCATATCCTAAATTTTTAGATAAGTTTACTGATTCTTTATTTGCAGTTACAGCAGCTTTTAAGAAAAATGAAATTATTGTTAATGGATCTAAAATACCATCTTTAATATTAGTACCTATAGCTTTAATACCAGCAAGCATGGTTTGGAATTTACTTCCAGTTTCAGCTGCTTTTTGACGCATAGCTGTTAATACATCTTCAGTTTTAATAAACTGACCTAAAATTGGTATTTTATTTAATCCTTCAACTAATCTACCTAAATTTCCCATTGATTTCTCAATCTTTTGGGATTGGATAAGTTGATTATTTAATTCATCTGTAGTTTCTTGGGTTTTTATTTTTAATTCTTCTTGTAAATTTCTATGCTGTGTGGTGTTGATTAAATTATTTTTTAATGCATTATTAATATCGGTTTCAAGTGAAAGTTTTCTATCAGTAAGTTGATTTATTTGTTTTTGAATATCTTTAGATTTAACTTGACCTTTAGATAATAATTCTTGATTTTTTAAAATTTCTTCACTTTTCTTACCTAAGGAATTAAAACCTTTAGTAATATCATTTGCTAAATTTTTACCAATTGATTTAGCAACAGCATCAACTTCAAATAAATTATCAGTTATTGTATTTTTAATAATAGCCCCTAAACTATTGAATGAGTCTTTTAAGACTTCAACAGTTTCTAAGGTTTCCTTTAATACTTCTTTAGGATCTTTATCAGCCATACTATAGTAATGATATTATATAATATAAATATAAAAAGCACCTATTTTTTAGGTGCTTTATATGAATATGTAGGGGTTGTGTTTTTAGAAGATATATTTGGACGAGCAATGTCTTTAGAAGTAGATTTATTTGTTAATTGGTTTTGTTGTTTTTCCATAGCTTCTTTTTCTTTATCGTAATGCTCTTTTAACTTATGGAATGTAAATTTACGAAGCCATATAGGCATATCATAAACTGTTTGCCAATCATATCCTCCATTACCATGAAATACTATTTCATGTATTTGAGAGAATAAATAGTTTCTATACGCCGGCGTCAGGCCAAAAAAAGTTTAGTCCAATAGGAACCGTTACACCCTCCTGTGTGTACCCGTCTTTTTCAATATCAATTTTCATATCAACATCCGGCATAATTTGATTATAATAATCGCGTAATGAGCGTGAATCTTGTGCAGTAAGATACTTGTCAACGAACTCGCGTATATCCTTAGCCTCGCGCGTACCTTCAACTGATGTTATCATGAATTTTAAACGAGTAGTTAATTCAAATGAATCGTTTGGATGTAATTTTTTTAATCCTTTAATTTCTTGGTCAATTTTCTTTTCATCACCACCTGTTAATAATTTAAAAGTAAGTGTATTTTTTGACTGAGGTAATTCATAAGTAAATTCATTTTTACCTGATGTGAATAATGATTCGTCTACTTCTTTTTCTTTCAATTCTGTCAAGTCAACTATATAATCGTCTTGTTGTCTAGTAGATCCATTAAAGAATTGAATAGGGTAATCTTTACCATATCCTAAAATACGAGCTGCAATTAAAATTGCATTTTTATCTCCGATAATTAAATCGTTAAAATTGATTGGGGTAACAATCAATGCTTCAAGTAATTTATCAATAGCAGTACCATTTTTAATATAGTTAGCATTAGTTAAGATATCTTCATGTTTTGCAGTCATGTAAGACATTTCAATTTCACCCGAAGATAATGGATTATCTTTTGGATATAATAAACCTTTTGAAGGTAAGGTGATTGTTTCGGTAGGTAACTTAAATTTTGATTCCATATAACAGTTTTATTGTGCGTATATAAATATATAAAACAAAAAACCCCTCGACAAAATGCCGAGAGGTTTTTAAATATTCACAATCTAATTTTTAGTAATTTAATACGCAGTAATCCATTGCAATTGTTAGTGAAATAGAAGCGGCAGCTTCACCTTGTGCACAATCATAATCACCAAAGTTAGCAGATTTAGCATAAGCACCTTTGATAATCCATTCAGAAACTACATCACCAACTGGTCCTAACACATTTAGAACTAAATCTTTCTTATAGAAATCTGAGTATCCATCACGTCCTGTTACAGATTCGTGAGCTAAACGAGCCCATTCCATCACTGCTTGTGCACCTGATGGAGCTATTGGATCGTAAAGTTCTAAAGTCATATCTTGCCATCTAACTTTACCTTTAATTTTACGGTAAGTGTTAATATGATCTAATACGATTTCTCCAGCTTCGAATGAAGGTGACGCAGCTTTTTTAATTAAGTAAGCTGGGATACCGTCTATGTACATTATGAATCGATTTTGAACTTTTGGTTCAAAAGCGGTAAACATAATTTCGTTTGCGTCTAATACTGCCATTTTTTATATTCTGTTTATTATAAATATCTAAATTTTAAATTTTTTATTATGCTGGGAAAGTAGCTCCAGTTGGTTGAAGTGTAAAATCCAAGATAATAAATTCAGCAGTTTTAGTAGGTTGAACATAAATCTGACCAACTAATTGGTTACGATCAATTACGTCTGCTGAGTTGTTTGTTTCATCCATAATCACTTTGTAAGCGAATAATCCTTGTTGTGAAACAACTTGTTCCATATATGGATTAACTGTGGCTAAGAAACGATTACGTGTTACTGTTGTATTTTGTTCAAATACTAATTGGCGAGAAACTGAAGAAACAAAACGTTTCAAGTTAATCAACAAACGACGAACATTTACGCGATCTAATGATGTAGCACGTTTTTGTAATGTTTTCTGACCAAATGCTACAACACCTTCACCTGGGAATGTTGCTAACGGGTTTACATTAGCTGAATATAAATCATCACGATCAGTTGCTGCTAATTTACGTTCTGCACGTATTACAGATCCGATACCACCACGATTTAAACCTGCTGGAGCGAACCATTCAGCACCTACTTGATCATTAAATGAATAAACACCTGCCATTACTACTGATGCCGGAGCCCATACTGATTTTCCTAATGTTGAGCTAAATGTTTGAACCCATGGCCAGTAAGTAGCTGCGTAGTTTGAAGTTGAACCTGCTGCTGCTGAAATAGCTGCTGTTTTAGTTGAACCATAAACAACTGGATCTACAATAGCAAATGCATCGCCTCTACTTTCACAAGTTGAGATTACTGATGAATTCATAAATGTGCCTGGAGCAAGCAATAAGTTAAAATCGAATTCATCCTTATTATTTAATAATGATAATGCTGCTGAATAATCATCTGCTGGTGAGAATCCTTGAGCATTTGTTGTTGTAATATTTTCAAAATATAAACCTTGACGGTTTGTATCTGCAATACCACCAGCAAATGTACCTCCGAATGAACCAGATCCTGTAGCAGGTAATGATCCTGAATAAGTAGCTGTTTTAAATACGCCTTCGTTATCGATTGAATCTACATGCAAAGTTGAAACACCAGCAACACGAACATATTCACTTGCTACTGGGAAAGAACCAGTTAATTGTAAATAACCACCATCAGTTGATGTATATACAAATTTCTGATCACCAATTACACGTGAAATAAAGTTTGATTGTTGTGGATCTAACGATAAGTTAGAGAATGTTTCTAAAATATTTTTATTTGACTGGGAATCATCACCTCTACGTATTACTAAAGTAAATGTACCTTTTGTATAGTCGGTATTTGTTATTTCCCAACGAATATTATCTGCAGTACCAGATGCTAAAGTATTTGCTGATGAAATTGAACCAGTATTATTAGCTTGAGTACCAAATGATAAAACTTCTAAAGTAAATGAAGCTGAAGCTGCTGCTGATGTAATTGAACCAGATACGTTAACATATGCTTGTGCGTATGTATTATATGCTGAACCTGAAATAATACGAGTTACTAATAATGACTGACCACCACCTGAAAAATATTCCTTAGCAGTCAATGATGTTAAGTATTCGTAGTATTGGCTTCCTGATTTAAAAGATTCACCGAATACTGATTGATATTCTGAATATGAAGTAACTACTGTTGGAATTAAGGGACGACCTTTAACTGTTGGTCCAACAAGTGCCGCTCCTGTTACAACAGGTCCTCTAGTAACTAACGACTTGTCACTTTCGTTAACAAATACATTAGGTGATATAATTTTTTCTGCCATTGCTATTTAATGATTATAATTTGGGTATTTCTACAATAAATATATAACACCTATTCAAAAACGAAAGGCGAACTATGAAAGTTCGCCTGTTTCAAAATTAATATTACTATCTGGGTAGGCTAATTTGAGTTTATCTATTAATTCTGATTCTTTATCTCTAAGTTTTTTATAACTTGAATAAGAATTATTTATATCTTCATAAATTTTTTCTAATTCTGCTTTAAGATTACGTTCAATTATAT